AGATAGAATCTTTCAATCACTTCATTTTGATAATGATGATTACGTAACTATTAAAGGTGGTAATCTTTCTATCAGATATTATTTCAGTGATCCTCAGATTACTCTTAAGTCTGCAGGAGAAAAAAATGTAAACTTTCCTGGTTCAAATATTTCATTTACTATTGACCAAAATGATCTAAAGAACTTGCGTGATGCACTTGCTAAGTTTAATCTTCCTGAGGTTCTATTCAGATCTCGTGATGGAAAGATTAGTGTACACGGTGTTGATAGTGAGAATGCAACCAGTAATACATTCTGGATGGATTTTCCTAATGGACAATCTACAGGTGACTTTGATCTAACTCTTAACACAGAGAACTTACGTGTTGCTAGAAACCACGATTATCATGTTAAAGTTTCTGAGGAATTATTGAGTGAGTGGACAGTTGTTGGACCAAATGATTTACATCTAAAATATTTTATCGCACTTGAACCTAAGTAATGAAGAGAGAATTTCTTTGGGTGGAGAAATACCGCCCACATAAAATTAAAGATTGCATTCTCCCTGATGGATCTAAAAAATCTTTCCAGGGTTTTCTTGATCAGGGGGAAATACCTAACCTCCTTCTAAGTGGTCCTGCAGGTGTTGGGAAAACAACAGTTGCCCGTGCCCTCTGTGATGAAATAGGTGCCTCCTATCTCCTTATAAATGGGTCTGATGAAGGTCGTTCGATAGACACTATTAGAACTAAAGTAAAACAGTTTGCTACTAGTGTTTCACTGACTTCGAGTGCTGCTCATAAAGTAGTCATTCTGGATGAAGCAGATAACATGACTTACGATGTTCAGATGATTCTTAGAGCAGCGATTGAAGAGTTTCATATTAATTGTAGATTTATATTTACTTGCAACTTTATCAATAAACTGATTGACCCTATAAAGTCACGTTGTACTGTTGTTGATTTTACAATCAAACCTTCTCATAAAGAGAAACTACAGGAAGAGTTCTTCTATCGTATTCGTGATATCTTAAATGCAGAATCAATTAAATATGATGATAAGATTATTGCTAAACTTATCAAAAGATATTATCCAGATTGGAGACGTCTTTTAAATGAAGCACAAAGATTTGCATCATCAGGTGAGATTGACTCAGGCATTCTAATAGATATCGCAGATATTAATATTGATGATCTGATTCGAGCAATGAAAGATCGTAACTATTCTACAGTTAAGTCTTGGGTTACACAGAACATGGATCATGATCCCTATATGGTAATGAGAAAGATCTACGATGTTCTATACCAACACGCTAGTAATGCTAGTGTCCCTAACTGTGTATTGATTATTGCTAAGTATCAATATCAAATTCAGTTTGTTGCAGATCAAGAAATTAATACCCTAGCATGTCTTACAGAGATTATGTTAGATGGAGTTGAATGGAAAACTAAAGCATGAAGAAATCTGAACTAATACATTATCGTTTACAGGCAATGCTACGTGAGCATAGTTTTAGTGACCTAGAATACCTAGGTGTAAGAAAAGATAGCATCGGTATACCACAACACTGGTATAGTATAGGTGGTAATGAAATACCAGTTGATGCTATCGAGGAGTTGGAAAGTGTTGAAGAAGAATAAAACAACACCACAAAATGTTAAAGAAGCACATGAAGCACTTTTTCATGCTAAAATGAATTTACCAGATGCCGCAGATCATTGCGGTATGACTCAGAAGGAATTGAAAATGACCTTTTTTGAATATCTTAAGTACAATGCCCCGAACACTCAAGTCACTGAAAACACCACTTCGATACCCAGGAGGGAAAAGCAGAGCACTAGCAAACCTGTTCCGATTCCTCCCAGACCTTTCCCAGGTAAAAGAGTATCGTGAACCATTTTTAGGTGGTGGTAGTGTTGCTATAGAAGTTACTAAACGTTATCCTAATTTACCTATCTGGGTTAATGATTTATATAAACCATTATATATTTTTTGGACAGCATTAAGAGACGATGGTAACTATCTTTATGATCAACTTATACAATTAAAACAAAGACATCCTGATCCAGGTTCTGCTAAACAATTATTTTTAGATGCTAAAGAAAAAGTAAATGATGATGATATTGGATACAAAGATAAAGCAGTTGCTTTTTATATTATTAATAAGTGTTCTTTCTCTGGTCTTACTGAGTCTTCATCATTCTCCAAACAAGCAAGTGAATCCAATTTTTCCATACGTGGTATAGAGAATCTTAAAACTTATTCTATCTTAATAAAGAACTGGAAAATTACTAACGATAGTTATGTTAATCTATTGAGTGATGATGAGGATATCATAACTTACCTAGACCCACCATATGAAATTAAATCAAACTTATATGGAAAAAAAGGAAACATGCACAAAGGGTTTGACCACGATGGTTTTGCTAATCTTTGTGATAGCTATGATGGGAATCAACTTATATCATACAATTCGTCGCAACTGATTCGTGATCGTTTTAAGGAGTGGACAGTTTCGGAATTTGCACACACTTACACCATGCGCTCTGTGGGATGCTATAATAAAGTACAAGCATCAAGAAAGGAGTTAGTCCTATTTAATTATGAAGTGTAAAGTATCACTATTCGTCGCAGGTCAAGTCTTCAAAGAAGAAGTACATGCCCGCAGTTTCCAAGAAGCAAAAGAAGTTGCTCTTGCTCGTAATCCTAACGCAACAGTTATAGGAGTTACCACCGCATAAATGAAGGAGTTTGATTATGATCTCGACTATAAGAGACTTGATTTTACAAATGAGGAAACTCGTAAACTTTATCGTATTGGAAGGGGAGAGCAAGGAGTTCTACTGGTTCGCCCTTATACTGACGATATCTGTGCTCATTGGAGATTTAAGACACCAGAGATTGCAGTAGAATCTTCTAATCATATCTTCGGCATGTATCTAGATTACCGAGATGAAAAAGATTTCATCGGTATGGATATGTGCCGTAAGTTTTTAGAGATGGGTTTTACTAGATCTAGACGCTATGCTAACCATAGAGATGGTAAGAAATATAAAAATGGTAAAGTCTTGCCACAAGAACCAGATCATGCTACATGTGATTTTGCTAAGTCTGCAAAAATATTTAAAAAAGTTAGAGATATTGTAGCGAAGAATAAAACTTATGTTACAATGAGGAAAGAGTGGAGATCATCTGAATGAATATCTTTGTTACCGATCCTGACCCGATCAAATCTGCTCAGGTATTACCTGATAAACACATTGTAAAGATGCCCTTAGAAACCTGTCAGATGTTATCCATCGTGGGTTCTAAGAAGTGGGGTCGTGGTTTCGGTGACTTGCCTAAGTTAGATGGAACACCATACAAGACAGAGAAGGGTGCATTTCGTAATCACCCTTGTACTCTTTGGGCACAAGACAACTGGTCGTGGTTGATTCGTCATGGTCTAGCATTGTGTGAAGAGTATACACACAGGTATGGTAAGGTTCATAGTTGTGAATCTACTATCCTACATGCAGAAAGTATATTTCCATTTCAATACATCAGACACGTCAGAGAGTATTCATTTGAATTTGTATTTGCAGGACCTGATGAGTTCAAGTACGACACAAGTATTGATATCTTTACTGCTTATAAAAGATACATTGCATCTAAACCATGGGTACATGATAATTACCTAAGGAAACCAGAACGCAGACCAGAGTGGGTATAATGTGGAAAGTATGGAAATATGCTCTTGGATCATTCCAAGATGAAACTACACAAAAGTATGATAATATTATATGTGTAGTCAGAACTTTTATACTACTCGCCTATCTCGTTACCAATTGTTTTATTGTAGCGGGAGTAATCAGACATTGGAATAAACAATCATGGGAAGAAAATTCGGTGGAGAAGTTTGGGACTTGCTCTCAAGTATCAACCAAACAAAAAAGAATTTGATGGATGAAGATCCATCTTTAGAGAAGAAATACAACACCTGGATCGTTAATAAAGCATTGTCTGGACACACAGATAGTATTCTTTTTGTTAATGAAATGAATAAAAACTGGCATCTTGATAGGCGGTTACAATACGATTTTTATATAAATAGTTTACGACCGAGGTATCGTAAGTATACTTTTGGTAAGAAAGAGTCGATTGAATACCTTGATGATGTAAAGGAATACTTTGGATACAGTTATACCAAAGCTCTTGAGACAATCAGGATTCTATCACTAGACGATTTAGAAACTATACGTAAATTATTAGATAAAGGTGGAATGAGATGAGTGTCGAAACTGTCGTCCAGTGGAAGCAATCAGATATGATTGAAGTGGTTCTCAAAGAACCAGATGACTTCCTAAAAGTACGTGAGACTTTAACAAGAATTGGAGTTGCATCACGCAAAGAAAGAAAAATTTACCAATCATGTCATATCTTGCATAAGCAAGGTAAGTATTATATCGTACACTTTAAAGAATTATTTGCCTTGGACGGCAAGAGTGCAAACATTACCCTAAACGATGTCCAGCGTCGAAATCGTATTGCTCAGTTACTATCTGATTGGGGTCTTGTACGCCTTGTAGATGACTCGCAAGTAAAAGAACTTGCACCACTCAATCAAATTAAAGTTATTTCATTCAAAGAGAAAGGTGAATGGACTTTAGAATCGAAATATAATATAGGAAAAAAGAAGGTCTAGTAAACCGTATATAATTCAGAGGGTTCTCACACCCTCTTTTTTATGCTATTATGTTTAAATAATAATGTGATGCCTAACGGGTCACATCAACTTATGTCGCTTTAAGGAGGACACAATCATGGTAGACTTTAATATCTACAGCCCATTTTCAATTGGATTCGATGAAACATTCAGTAGACTTGAAGCTCTTGCAGGAGCTGGAACAAACTATCCACCATACAATGTTGTTAACGGACGTGATGGTAGAACCACTCTTGAAATCGCTCTTGCTGGATTTTCAAGCGAAGATATCGGAGTGGCAACAGAACGAAATGTTCTAACTGTTACTGCAAAGAAAAAGAAAGAAGAAAAAAATTATGCCCACCAAGGTATTTCAAACAGATCATTTTCTAAGAACTGGCAACTAGGATCTGACGTCGTGGTCGAGAACGTTACATATACTGACGGACTATTGACCGTCGATCTAATCAAAGAATTACCTGATAAAGAGAAACGAAAAGTCTGGTATGGTGAGGCAGCATAACAATTTAAAAGCGAGGCTTGCACGTCTCGCTTTTTTGGTGTATAATAAAATATGGTTTGAGGAAAAAGCATGAGTATTAAAATCTGCGTGCTTTCGGACGGAGTGAGAGTGATTGGTGATTTCTATGAAGTTGCTTCTACGTTTAAAAAGGTTGTTGGTTATGCAATAGTCCATCCTCAAATCATTTCCATGACCAGAACTGTTCCTTCTTCAATGGTTTCACAAACCAACGAACCACAGTTCAATGTTCAATTTTCACCATGGAATCCATTTGCAAAAAACCAGTTCTTTAGATTGAACATGGATAGAGTTGTAAGTGTGAGTGATCCTCGTGAAGATATTTTACAAATCTATAAGGAACAGTTCTATGTGGAAAAATATCTAGACGATCTAATACCTGACGAACCTTTGGAGAGAATTATTTATGACGATTCAAGTCGTTAATATGAAATACACAGGGCAACAAATCATTACTGATCTTGCTAATGTGTGGGAAAATGAAGAGGCAAAGAATGAAGGAAAACCACCAGTGTGTTTTTCTTTTGCTAAACCTTATGTACTAGAGATAGACAGTTTGACCGATGAGGGTTATAATCTTCGTATGAGCAAGTGGAATCCTTACACGGATGAAGCAATGTTCCAGGTTGGTTTTGATTTAGTCACTACTATCAGTGAACCTAAAGCAGCAATCATTGAAGCATATAATAATCGTCTTACACAAGACTCAAAAGATAGTACACCAGACTCTCTAAAAGATGGAAAAGAAACTACTAAAGATTCAGAGTGAACCTTGGATAATTGCCGAGGTAGAAGCGGTTGAAGATGCTGTACTGGGAGAACCAGATTGTATTCTTATCAACCCTGTAACAGTTGATGGTGAGAAGTGGCCACAGTATTCTGATGATACTGAGGTTGCTCTTAGATCTTCTGATATAATTGTAATGGTTAATGCTTCTAAGGAAGCATCTAAGAAGAATTTGATTGAATGAAGTTTTACACAAACGTTGAACAAGCAGGAAATAATCTGCTAGTACGCGGATATGAAGGTGGGCAGGCATTTAGTTACAAGGTTAAGTTTAACCCTACACTATACCTGCCCTCTTCTAATTTCTCTAAGTGGAAAACACTAGAGGGAGAGTGTGTACAACCAATGAAGCAAGGAACTATTTCTGATGCAAAAGAAACAGTAGCAAGATACCGTGATGCAACCAACATGCAAGTGTATGGGAACACACGGTATTTGTATCAGTACATTGCTGAAGAATATCCTGCTGATCATGTAATGTTTGATCCCAAACAAATTCGTGTATTCAACATTGATATTGAAACTGCTGCAGAGAATGGATTCCCAGATATTGAAACTGCTGATCAGGAGATCCTTGCTATTTCGCTAAAGGATTCTCACACTGGTCGCATTACAGTTTGGGGTGCTCGTCCATTTAAAAACACAGACAATAAAGTTGATTACTTACACTTTAGAACTGAGTCTGGAATGCTTCAAGCGTTCTTAGAGTATTGGATGAAAAATTATCCTGATGTTATTACTGGTTGGAATGTTCAGCTTTTTGATATTCCCTATATTGCTGGGCGCATTGATAGGGTACTTGGTGATCGCTATACTCGTTTTCTTAGCCCGTGGAATCTTATCTCTAGACGAGAGATTTATATCAAAGGGAGAAAGCAAATTGCCTATGATCTTCCAGGGATTGCTACGTTGGATTATCTGGAACTATACAGAAAGTTTACGTACTCTAATCAAGAGAGTTACAAATTGGACTACATCTGTTCTGTCGAACTTGGGGAGAAAAAACTAGATCACTCTGAGTATGATACGTTCAAAGAGTTCTATGAAAACGACTGGCAAAAGTTTATCGAGTATAACATTCATGACGTACGTCTGGTTGATAAACTTGACGGTAAAATGAAGTTACTTGACCTAGCATTTACAATGGCGTATGATGCTAAGGTCAACTATGAAGATGTGTTTTCACAAGTTCGTATGTGGGATAACTATATCTACGTAGAACTTCTTAAAAGAAAGATTGCTATTCCTCCTAAAAAGGAAAGTAATAAAGATGAGAAGTATGCAGGTGCATACGTCAAGGAACCTAATCCTGGAATGTATGATTGGGTGGTATCATTTGACTTAAATAGTCTATACCCCCACTTGATCATGCAGTACAATATCTCCCCTGAGACACTACAGGATGTTAAACATCCAACAGTAAGTGTTGATAAGATACTCAATGAAGAAGTAAATATTAATGGTCCATTTGCTGTCTGTGCTAATGGTGCTCAATACAGCAGAGAAAAACAGGGGTTTCTGCCTCAGTTGATGCAGAAGATGTATGACGAGCGTGTTATTTTCAAGAAGAAAATGATCACTGCTATGAAGGAGTACGAAAAAAATCCTAGTGTAGAACTAAGAAATGAAATTGCTAGATGTAATAACATTCAAATGGCGAAAAAGATCTCTCTCAATAGTGCTTATGGTGCTATTGGTAATGAACATTTTCGCTATTATAAACTTGCCAACGCAGAAGCTATTACACTATCTGGTCAGGTTTCTATCCGTTGGATAGAAAACAAAATGAATGCTTACCTAAACAAAATACTTAAAACAAAGGAGGTTGACTATGTTATTGCTTCAGATACTGATTCCATCTACCTTAATCTTGGTCCTTTGGTCGAGGTTATATACAAAGAACGAGAAAAGACTACTGAGAGTATTGTTGGGTTCCTTAACAAGATCTGTGAGGTGGAATTTGAAAAGTATATTGAGAGTTCTTACAAAGCGTTGGCCAACTACGTCAACGCCTATGATCAGAAAATGACTATGAAGCGGGAGAATATCGCTGATCGTGGTATTTGGACTGCTAAGAAAAGATACATTTTAAATGTATGGGATAGTGAAGGGGTTCGATACAAAGAACCTAAACTAAAAATTATGGGACTAGAAACTGCTAGGTCTTCTACTCCTGCATATTTTAGAACAAAACTATATGATGCTTTTAAGATGATCGTTACTAAGACTAATGATGATCTTATTAAATACATTGAAGACATCAAGAGAGAGACAAATTCTCAGGATTATTCTGAGATCTCTTTTCCTCGAGGAGTAAATGGTTTGAATAAGTATCAAAGTAAATCTGATATCTATAAAAAAGGCACACCTATTCACGTAAGGGGTGCATTGTTGTACAATTACTACATTCGTAAGAACAACATTCAAAACAAACATCAAATAATTCAAGAAGGTGAGAAGATTAAGTTTGTGTATTTAAAAATGCCTAATCCAATCATGGAAAATTGTATTTCATACTTCAATGAAATACCAAAAGAGTTTGGACTAGACAATTATATTGATCACAATCTACAGTTTGATAAATCTTTCTTGAAACCTCTGGAAAATGTGCTAGAATGTATTGGTTGGACAAGTAAGAAAATCGTCACCCTTGATAGATTCTTTGGATGACTAAAAAGGTTTTCGTCGTCACCTGGACTAATTCAGTCGTAGGTCAGGTTAGTCCTGATAGCATTAAATTGTTTGAGGACTATACAACTGCTCTTGGTTTTGCTAAACTTATGAGCAAAGAATATAATTATGTAAATTTTTATGAGGATGAAGCAACACAATGGGATTCTTAGATACTGTAATTAAAGATAGTGGAAATGAATTCGCTAGTAAAGTTAGTGAAGGAATCGCTGCAGGAGATATCACAAGTTATATTGATACTGGTTCTTATATCTTCAATGCGTTAGTTAGTGGGTCGATTTATGGAGGTCTTCCTTCTAACAAAGTTACTGCACTTGCAGGAGAGTCAAGCACAGGTAAAACATTCTTTGCTTTGAGTGTTGTTCGTAATTTTCTTGAACTCAATCCTACAGGAGGAGTTATATACTTTGAGTCTGAGTCAGCAATTTCTAAATCAATGATTGAAGAACGTGGTATTGACTCTAATCGTATGATTATGATGCCTGTTTCTACGATTGAAGAATTTCGTACACAGGCAAGTAGGATTCTTGATAAGTATTTGAAAGAACCTAAAGATCAACGTGTACCTATGATGTTTGTCCTAGACAGTCTTGGTATGCTTTCAACCTCTAAAGAAATGGAGGACGTCTCTAATGATAAACAAGTCAGAGACATGACTAAGAGTCAATTGATCAAAGGTGCTTTCCGTGTATTGACTTTGAAACTAGGACAAGCAAACGTTCCTATGCTAGTTACTAATCATACATATGATGTAATAGGATCCTATGTTCCCACAAAAGAAATGGGTGGAGGTACAGGTCTCAAGTATGCAGCATCTAGTATCATCTATCTTACAAAGAGTAAAGAACGTGATAGTAAAAAAGAAGTTGTGGGTAACATTATTAAGTGTGAAGCTAAAAAATCTCGTTTAACAGTGGAGGGAAGTAAAATTGCAACACGTCTATTTTTTGACGAACGTGGTCTCGATAAGTACTATGGACTCTTGGAACTCGGCATTGACCACGGGATCTTTGGAAAGAACGGCAATAGAGTTCTTATTGGTAAATCTTCCGTTTATCCTTCTGCTGTCCTTGCTGATCCCGAAAAGTATTTCACCCCCGAGGTCATGACCAAACTTGACCAAGCAGCAGAAAAGGAGTTCGCTTATGGCAACTGAGAGGATAGAAGAAACAATTGTTCGGAACCTCTTGTGTAATGAAGAATACTATAGGAAAGTTATTCCTCATCTCGACACATCATACTTTGAAAACAATGTAGATAAAACTATCTTTGAAGAGATTCAAGACTTCTCTTGTAAGTATGATAAGTTGCCCACGAAAGAAGTCCTTAGGATTAGTTTAGGACAGAGAAATGATGTTACAGATGAAACATACAAGTGCTCTATAGATCAGATTGCTTCTTATACTGACGAGTGGGTTGACTTTAATTGGTTAGTTGACGCAACAGAAAAATGGTGTCAAGAACGTGCTATCTATAATGCACTCATGCAATCTATTAAGATTGCTGATGGTGGAGATAAGAAAGTAAAGAAAGATGCAATCCCCTCAATACTACAGGATGCTCTTAGTGTATCTTTTGATGAGCATATTGGACATGACTACATAGAATCTGCTGACGAAAGATATGAATTTTATCATAGAGATGAAGAAAAAATACCGTTTGATCTCGAGAAGTTTAACCATATTACAAAAGGTGGTATCCCTAACAAGACTCTCAATGTCGCACTTGCTGGTACTGGTGTCGGGAAAAGTTTATTCATGTGCCACATGGCTAGCGCCGCGCTCATGCAAGGGCGTAACGTTCTCTATGTTACACTTGAAATGGCAGAAGAAAAAATTGCTGAACGAATTGATGCAAACTGTCTCAACATCAACATCAAAGACTTAACTGATGTTCCACAAGTAATGTTTAGATCTAAGATCTCTGACTTACAACGTAAAACTAAAGGTAAACTTATAATTAAAGAATACCCTACAGCATCTGCACACGCAGGACATTTTCGTTCTTTATTGAATGATCTGACCTTGAAAAAACAGTTCAAACCTGATATAATATTTGTAGATTATCTTAACATCTGTGCTAGTGTTAGATACAAAGGTGCTATTGTAAATTCTTACACCTATGTTAAAGCAATTGCTGAAGAACTCAGAGGTCTTGCCTGTGAGTTTGATCTACCCATTGTATCCGCTACTCAGACTACTAGGTCTGGTTATGGTAATAGTGATGTTGACCTTACTGATACTTCAGAATCCTTTGGTCTACCTGCCACTGCTGATCTCATGTTCGCTCTTATCAGCACTGACGAGTTAGAGGCAGAAAATAAAATCTTGGTTAAACAACTTAAGAACAGATACAATGATCCAACTGTTAATAGAAAATTTGTAGTTGGTATTGATCGTGCTAAGATGAAACTACACGATGTTGATGATTCTCAACAGCAACTAATAAATGATGCTGAAGATGATGACGTAGCAGACTCACTTGACTCTCTCAAAAAGAATCAAGCACGACTATCTAAATTTGCTGAATGGAATTATTAGAT